CAGGCGATGTCGCGCGCTGATGCGCTACACCAGCAAGCTATAAAGCATGCTGGTGAAAAGCACTCGCAGAATTTGGAACATGCGAAGCAACTCGCAGCGGTGAAAGCGAAGGCCAAACCTAAGAAAGCGGCCTAATAGTCTTATCTGGTGAGAACAGATAGCGCCCCGTGCAAGCGTATTGCATGACATCTAAACGGAGATACAATCATGGCTTTTACACGCGAAGAGATGGCTGCCTATGAGAAACAGCCGCAGAAAGTTGCCGATCCCGCACCACACGCATTAGCGGATCCCGCACCAAAGAATTTAGACGCCATTCCTGCGGGCGATACGCAGGAAGTCGATACCGCCGACGCAGCTGTTGCTGCAGACCCATCGGGCGATGTTGAAACGGACCCGGCCGAACCGGGTGATGGGACTTCGGACGAAAATGCGGACCCGTCCACCGCAACCGCCGATCCCAGCGGCGAAATCGAGCCCCCAAAGAAAGGCTCCGCTGGCGAACGCATACAGGAACTCAATGACCTGATGCACGGGTATAAAGAGTTTGGTAGGGAGAAGTCAGAGGAAGTCAAAGCGCTGCGTGCCGAAATCGCAAGGCTTACCGCGTTGTCCACCGGCAAGACAACCGCTACGACAAAGACTGATGAGACTCCCGCTGTCGATGCTGATGAACCGATGCCCGATCTTGCGGACCCGGACGTCAACTATGACGCAGACAAACTCCGAGCGAAGACGCAGAAGTGGGTGAAGAAGCAGATTGCGCAGGGAGCGCGAGCTGTGGTTCAGGAAGCCACTGGAAAGAATCAAGTTGAGACATTGCGATCAACCTTTGAAGCAAGAGCTAATACCTTTGCGGAAACGCATAAAGATTGGAAAAAAGTAGTTTCAAATCCAGAATTCATCGCACACCAACTCGCTCCAGCGGCATCTCTTGCCGTAGCAAAATCTGATCTCGGTCCCGATCTTGTTTACCGCATGGGCACTGACCTGGAACTCGCGGCTCGCATCGCGAAGATGCCAGTGGCAGACCAACTGGAAGCAATCGGTGAACTGAAGGCAGAAATCAAGGCCAAGAAAGCAGCGGCCGCTTCAACCAACACTTCGGATCCAGCGAACAAGTCAACGAATACTGTGCCGGGTGCGAAACCCGCCAACAAGAAGTCCGTCACACAGGCTCCTAATCCCCCGACCGCGACACGCGCAGCCGGACGTGCTCAGCAACGCGAGGAAACCGATCCCTCAATGGATATGGATGAATTCGCGCGCCAGCATAGGGATAAGAGACAACTAGCCCGCAAGCAGAACCGATCTGCTAGGGGGCTCGGCTAACAAAAAGGGTTTTTTCAACAGTGGCTAATTCACTAATCACTGCTCAATGGGTGGCGCGAAAGGCATTGGTCCTTCTCCACGCTAAGAGCAACTTCACGGGTCGCACGAACCGTGATTACCAGAGCTTGCTGCCTGGCCCGATCAACGGCGTCATCCTTGGTCAACAGCTCTCGATCCGTCTGCCGTTCCAGTACACACTCCGTACCGGCCCGCAGATGAACGCGCAGAACAGCGTACAGCGTTTCGCCACGTTGCTGGTCAACCAGCAAGTTGGTGTCGACGTCAACTTTACGTCAGTTGAGCGCGCGATGTTGTTGAACAATTTCGAAGAGCAGGTTCTTGAGCCCGCGATGGCCCGCATGGCCGCCGGTATCGAAACTATCTCGACGGCGTTGACCAACAACGTGCCGAAGTTCACGGGCGCCTACAATGCGACCGCGACCTACGCACAGCTGCTCCAGAACGAGCAGTATCTGACGGAATCCCTGGCTCCCGAAGATGATCGTCGTACGTTCACGGCAACTCCGCAAACGTCACGCTTCTTCGTGAACGACAACAAGGGTCTGTTCAATCCTGAGAGCACGATCTCTGATCAGTGGCTCGAAGGCGTCATCGCGGAGAAGGCAGCCGGTTACGTCTGCTTCCGCAACACGAAGATGCCGACGCACACCGTCGGTACTTTCAGCACGACTGCAGCTCCCGCTGTGAACGGCGCTGGACAGAGCAATTCGGGCGCGGGCAACGCGTTCGTCAGCTCTTTCTCGCTGGTCACGAACGGTTGGGCGTCGGGTCTCACCACTGTAAACGCGGGCGACGTGATCTCTATCGCGAACGTCAACGAAGTGGATCCTGAGACGAAGGCTTCGCTCGGACGTGTCAAGCAGTTCGTGGTCAACACGACTGTGTCGGATACGGCTGGTGCGATCACCTTGTCGATTTCCCCCGGAATCATCACGGGCGGTGCTTATCAGAACGTAGACTCGGTCCCGGCCACTGGCGCCCTGATCTCGGTCTTCGGTCAGAGCGGCGCGGCTGCCCTCAGTGCGATCTCCGGAGCGCTGCTCAAGCAGTCCCTCGGCTGGTATCGCGATTCGATTGTGTTCGCTAACCCCCCGATGCTCGATCTCAGCCCCCTCGTCAAGATGACGGCTGCGGAGAGCTTCGAAGGTTACAACATTCGATTCGCTCAGCAGTGGGATCCCAGCAACGACGTGCTTCCGGCGCGTCTTGACTCGATTGTTGGCGTCACGCTCGCTTATCCCGAGCTTGCCGTTCGCAACATCGAGCTGCCGTCCGCTTAATCTGTAACAACCACAAAGGAAAACGAAAATGGCTAACATACAGGTTGGTTACGGTCATAGCGACTCGGTTGGTGTCCCGTTCGATTTCTACGCGAGCGCGACTGGTGTTGTGACAGGTACAACGATTGCGATGCAGACGAACCAGCTGGTGTTAAACCCGGCTGCGACGATTGCCGCGCTAACAGTGACCCTGCCCCTCAACCCGGTTGACGGTGCTTTCGCTGAAATCAGTTCAACGCAGATCATCACGGCTATAACTGTCAATGCAAACACGGGCGATGTCATCGTCAACGGCGTCCTTGGCGCCGCGTCGACGATCACGCCTGTGGCGTCCACTGGTGGCTCGGCCACCGCGTGCCTTCGCTACAAGTACACGTTGGCTGGCTTCCAAGCTGGCAACGCGACTGCAGTGAATCCGCGCACGTGGATCCGCGTACAGTAAGAGAAAAAGAAAAAGCGCGACAGCCCTCACCCTGATCGCGCGCAACGTGAAAGCCCACGGATTTAAGAAGGCTTGGCAGTCGGAGAGACGACATTTATTTGGAGAGTATGCGTGACCGCTACCAATCAGCAGATCATCACTGAAGCGTTTCAAAACATTGGTGTTGTCGCTGACGGAAAGGCGCCCACGCCTACTCAGTCCGCTACGGCTATGACCGTAATGAACGACAACATCCTGACGCAGCAGCGCGATGGGTGGAATCTTGGCTGGTATCCGCAAAGTGTGGCTAATCTTGCTCAAAACGCGCCGCTGCGCGACGAGGATATTGGCGACATCAAACTTTGCCTGGCTTCGTGGCTCGCAGCTAAGTATGGTGTCACTATCGAGCCGGCGCAGGATCCGAACGACACGTCCGCGCTCTCAAATCAGATCAAGGACGCGTTTCGCCGATTGAATAAACGATCCCTCCAATACGTGGAGTGTGATCTCGGCGAGCTGTCGCGCGCACAAGCTTCGCCGTGGGGTGGACCGGGGTGGTGGTAGTCGTTTACAGGCTCGCTCTGGCGCTGACGAAGCGGACGGGGATTGAACATCACGTTGATCACGAGATACCGTTAAGAGGTAAGCGTGTCAGCGGACTACACGTAGCGGAGAACCTGAGAGTGATACCAAAACTAGACAATCTCTCGAAAGGTTCGAGGTTTATGCCGTAATGGCTACGACCATACCTCTCGCTCTCGGCTCGTACGTTTCTCAAGACCCTCGCGCTAGCTCGAAGCGTCTCATCGGTTGCTTCAGCGAACTGCTGGATCAAGACACCACTGCCGATGTGAAAGGCCAGCAACCGCCGGCAACTCTGCGCCGCATGCCTGGCATCCGCGATATTCCCGGCTTCAATGATGGCAGCGGTCTGCCGGTGCGCGGCTTTTGGGAGATGAACGGCATCGAGTATGTCGTGATCGGCCCAAACCTGTACTCCGTACAGATGAGCCCGATCACGCAAGTCGCGCTCATGAGCGCGCCGCTGAACAACACGCCTATCACCGGCTTTCAGTTCGTGCGAATGACAGACAACGGCGCGTGTATGGTGATTCTGGAGCCTGGCACCGTTAATTGCTGGACGTACACACCGCTGTCAGGCACAACCTGGAACACGTTGGACGCGCAGCCGTTCTTTCAGGCGCTCGGTGCCATAGATTGCTGGTTCGTCGACACATACATCGTCTTCCTGGCGCTGAACGGCACGACGTTCTTCAATGACGATGGTCGCCAGATTTCTGGTAACAACCAGATCACGTTCACCACGGCCGCGAGCTTCACGCGTGAATTCGGCACCGATCTTTTCGTCGGCGGCACGGTAGATCATCGAGAAGTCATGGTCTTTGGTCGACGCACGTCGGAAGGCTACCTTAACGTCGGCAATCCGACGGGCACGCCTTTCAGCAGCGCACCGGATACGTTCATGCAGATCGGCGCACATCCGCTCTGCCCGTACGCCATTGCTCTACAGGATCAATCAATCTTCTGGGTTGGAAATGATCTTACGGTGCGGCGTCGCAACGGTCAGACACCAATACGCGTGTCGAATAGTGGCATCGAGAACCTTCTGCAGACAACCAATCTGACAGGATGCTATGCACTGACGCCAACTGTCTACGGACATCCGATGTGGATCCTGGTGATGCCGCAAGGTGCTCAGACTATTGCATACGATTGTCTCACGCAGAAGTGGTTCAATCTAACCTCGTCCGGGGCGACGGCGTTCTACCGTCCGCAAGCCTATCACAACGGCCTTGGCGTTCAGCTAATGGGCGACGGTCAGAGCAGTCAGGTCGGTGTGCTCGACGCGACGGTAGGTACGGAATTCGGCGCCACGCAAATAGTTGAAATTACCACGCAGCCGGTATACGACAAAGACAATCGTATACAACATCGGCGTCTGGAGTTGATAACTACGATGGGTGGCGGTTCAAATCAGACGGTTGCACCCACGGCTTCGCTTTACGTATCTGACAACTCTGGCAAGACGTATGAGGAATGGTCGGATCCGCAGACCCTCGGTACTCAAGGTGAGGATGAAGGCACCGGCCAGCGCGCTGTATGGTGGCAGTTAGGACAGAGTCGCAATCGCGTGTATAAATTTCGCATCACGGATGCGACGCCACTATTCACTGTAGATATACAGGCGACTCTTGAAGACGGGAAGTATTAATGACGCTGCCGCTGCCGATCAGGCAAGGTTTGGCCTCCGCTACGGTCAAACACATCCCGAAGAACTGGGATCCTGAGTGGTTTCGTCACTTCATATCCGCGCACCTCAAAGCTGCTGATGCGCGCAATACGATAGCTGGACCCGGCATAACGATTACGGGCACTTCGCCTTACCCTGGCACCATAAGTGCGTCAGGTGTGCCGGTGACGTCGTTGGCGCCGATCCCTCCGTTCACTATTATAGGGAACAATACAGCATTCACTGTTACGCCGCAAACCTTGAGCGAAGCTCAGGTTACGGCTATGATTCAGGAGTTCACCAGCACGACGTCCGGCGCAGTGCCGCCATCAGGCGCAGCCACATCGATTGACTTCTTGAATGCTGACGGTATGTGGGTGCCGGTGCCAACCGGCGCCATATCACCAATTCCGGCGTTCACTATTATAGGGAACGACACGGCAGCTATCGCCGTTCCGCAGGACTTGACTGAAACGCAAGTGACTGCGATGCTGAATTTATTCACCAGCTCCTTGCAGGGTATGGTGCCCGCTAGCGGTGGTGGAACAGTCAACTTTTTGCGTGCCGACGGTACGTGGGATGTCCCTTCTGGTGGCGGTGGTAGCTCTACTACACCAACTGGCGCTGGTTTCGTTCAGTACGACTGCGATGATCCAGATCCGCCGACCACTATCGCGCTAGGCGCGGATCCCGCTACGGGCGTTGTAGTGAGTGCGCCTTGGATTTTCGAACCTTTTTCTGGCGCCATAAACTTTTTTGGTAACGCAAGTAATACTGCTGTCATCATAACCGCCTCAAATTCGGGTGGTCTGTTCGGTTTACAAGTGCTAGGAGGCGCAGAGCAGTACGCAGCTCAATTCATAGGCAGCAGCGCTGGTGGAGAATCCTACGGCGTGCAGATCAACGCTGGTTTTAACGCGTCTGATTATGCGCTATACGTTCAAAACTATAGTAAAACAGCAGAATATCTCGGCGTGCGTGGTGACGGACACATTATTGCAACCTCCAGTCCGTTAACAGGAACGTTAACGCAAGTAGAGACTGGAGTTTCTTCTCATTTGACCGCTGATTTCACGATCACAAACAACGCTACTCCAGCGGCCACAGGACTATCGTTAACGTTTAATGAAACAGGAACGTATGAAGTCGAGATGTGGGTGTTGTTTTATGAATCGGCTACAGCCACAGACGGAATAAAAACCCTATTCGGCGGCACCGCGACCGAAACTGGGTTTTTCACTTACGTAGGTGAAGCGGTATCGGGCACAATAGTATCTGCGGTCGCGACCGCGTGGACTAACGGCTTTGCGTTCGCAACTGTTAGCACATCATCCACTGGTCCTAGCACTTTGATGATCCGTGGCAATCTTACGGTCACCGCTACCGGAACGTTAATTTTCGAAGCCTCGCAGAACACAGCATCTTCAGGTAGCACCCTGCACGTCATGGCTGGTTCATATATGACGGCTACTAAAATAGGATAAGAGGTTTTTCAACATGATGCAAAATAAACGACTTTCCATTCCGCCAATCGCGTTGACCACAACGAACGCTACTACGTTGTTGGAACCAGGCACCACCGCTGAGTCTGGTAATACAGGGTACACAGCTACAAAGGCGTATATCTTGGTTCGTCATATGCGCGCGGTTAACACCACTTCTGGCGCATTGACTTTATCGCTATACAAAGGTGCCGCCGCTTCTGCGGTAGCCGGGACTGAATTCGCTTGGAGCGCTACCAGCGTTCCAGCTAATAGCTATCTCGATTGGGTTGGTGAGTTGCGTCTAGACGGCACCACAACTGCATCGGCGATATGCGGGGGAGCAAGTGCTACCGGCATGACTTTAAATATAGATAACGCCGAAATTGGCTTCGCATAAAGTACAAACAGGTGAGGGTTTATGACAATCCGAATTTTGAAGAACGTTCTAGGTTTTTTGGAGCGCACACAGTTGAAAGGCGGCGAGGCATATGCGTACGTGGAAGCACATACCATGCTGCTAAGCATGATACAATCACTTGAGAAAACGTCGCCAGCCGTGCCAACCGGGCCAACCTTGACAGCAACGGAATAACGAATGGGCGACATTGACATTCAACTTTCTGGCGTGCTGGGCGATATTCAACAGTCTCTTGGACGCATAGAGCAGAAAGTAGACGGCACATCCGCGTGGATGCATCAGCACGCGTTAGATGATAAAACTCAGTTTGAGGAGATATCTAGCAAAGTAGACACACTACGTATTGCTGGAGCCAAACAAAGAGGATTCATCAGCGCTTTGGGCGCCGTCGGCACAGCGGTTGGCGCTGGTGTTGGATATCTAATCGAGCGTTGGGCGAGGAGTTAATATGGCTGGGCTCACAGATTTCGACGTAGAGTTGGTGGCGGATATAAAAGGTTCTGAAGGGTTCAGCCTAACCGCCTATCCGGATACGTTCGGTAACTGGACGTGTGGATATGGGCACAAACTGCCTGCCCTCGCGCCTGGCAAAAGCTGGGCCGGATTTACAGTGATCCAATCTACCGCTGATGGCTGGCTAGATTCGGATCTGCGCATCGCCACGGCATATGCGCAGAAGCTACCAGAATTTAACGCGCTCGATACTGACTGCCGACAGAATGCAGTCGTCGAGCTTGTCTTTAATATGGGTAGTCGTTGGATGTATTTCGCCAAATGCCGCGCTTCTATCCAAGTTAAGGACTGGCAGGGCGCGCATGATCAGTTGCTATGGAACGTTGTGCCGGATCCTGCGAATGGCGTCGTCGGTATCCCAACGAAGTGGGAAGTTGAAATTCACGCGACGCGTGTAGATCGCATCGCGAATTACCTGTTGACGGGCCAATACCCTAGCGTGGAGTAATTTAGTGGCGAATTCGGCACCAACCGCCACGTCTGCGACGACGTATCAAACCCTTTTGTCGCAGGGTAATTTTGCAGGCGCGTTCCAACTTGCCAACCAGCAAGGTGATCTTGAGAGCTTCTTAGGTAATGCGCCCTCGATGCTAGCAACGGCTTTTCCGAAAGGAATGTCGCAGAGTCAGTTCCAACAATATTACGCAGCGTTTGCGCCTTACCAGGGTGAGCTTGCTGGTAAGACCGTGCCGCAGGCGCAAGCTGGCAATGCGAACATGCAGTTTGGTGCCCCGAAGACTATAGCGCAGCTTAATGAACTGGCGGATCAGCAATACGCATCAGATCAGAAATTGCGCGCAGCACAAGCGGCAGAATCTACTGCTAAAGCTACCCCTACCACTTACGGCGGTTCGTTTGGCGGCAGCGGTACGAAGAACTCTGCGCAAGAGAACGCAAGCAACGCGACATCAGCGTATAACGCTTCTGTCGGCAAGACGAATCAATACGGAATAGGCAGCACGTCTCCGTTGCCGGGCGCCACGGTTTCGTTTGATCCGAATATTCTGGCTTCAAGTCAGAGTGGCGGCATCATACAGGCTAAGCCTGATAAGACCCTGGGCGCGGACATAAACGACATCGGTCTAGCAGGCATGATAGCTTTCACTGGTGGCGCGCTAGCTCCAGTAGCAGGTGCCGCTCTCGGTGGTGGTGTAGCTGGTGGCGTAGCTGGCGGCGCAGCAGTAGGTGCAGGGCTTGGCGCTGTACAAACAGAACTGTCAGGTCAAGGTAGTCTCGGCAAGAACACACTACTTGGAGCTATTGGTGGCGGCATCACGAACGGGCTCAGCAACACTGTCGGTAGTGAACTAGGCATTGGTAATGTTGGTGGACATATCGTCACTGGCGCGGGTGCAGGCGCGCTTAAGGGCGCGATAAACGGCGAAGGCGCGGCTAACGGCGCAATCGGTGGCGCAGTGGGTGGCGCTGTTAGTGGACTTGTTGGTTCACAAACAGCTCAATCCGGCGCCTCAAGTATGTTTGGAAACGCGGGCGGTGCAGTTCTTGGTGCGGGCTCAGGGCTCGCTACTGGCGGCATCACTTCAGCGCTCAGCAACAATAGTGGATCAAATATGGCATACGGCGACAACGGCGGCGGCAGCGCCCTTGCATTCAATAGCAACGGCGGTGGCAGCGCTCTTGCAACTGGTGCCGCATCTTCAGGCGGCATAGATGGCGTACTTGGCTCATTGGTGGGCGGCGGCGCGTTAGGGTCTCTGATATCTGGTGGTATTGGCGCATACGGCGCGCAAAACGCTTCGGAGCAGCAACAAGCGGGTTACGGTGAAGCGGGTGCTACTCAGCAAACCGCTATGGGCAACATTAGCGCGCTCTACGGTAATCAGTTGAATACGGGCAACGCCGCCTTTACTTCTCTAGAAGGGTTGTTGAACGGAACCAGCAATCCTAGCACTTACTTGGATAATACTCCCGGCTATAAATTCGCCGTGCAACAGGGCACACAGGCGATTGATCGGCAGGCCGCAGCTGGCGGTAGTGCGTACACACCAAATACATTAGCTTCAGTTGGTCAATACGTCACAGGCACTGCTTCCCAAAATTATAACAACTACGTAAATCAACTCATGGGTGAAGCTGGTATAGGTGAGAACGCTACCGGAAACCTTTCCAACGCCATGCTCAAGACGAGCGCGAACATAAGCAACGCGCAGATTGGCGGTGGTAACGCGGCGGCGAGCGGCACAGCAGGCGTGACAGGCGCATTAGGTGGCCTCGCATCATCCCTGCTGGGCGCTGGCAGCTACGGTGCCGGTGCGCTAGGCAATCTGTTCGGCGGCGGTAGTAACTCAAACAATAGTTCTACCAACGCCAACGGCAGCGGCTATGGCGGCAATGGACCCACGTACGATAACACAATTCCGAACGGCTCTGTAGTGTCATATGGTAGTTATCAGAACCCACCGAACTGGGACGATAGCGGCACCGGAAATTCTTTTAACAGTAGCGGATACGGGAGCTAATCGTGGCTGACATCAATCCAGGCCCGGTAGTTGATTGGGGTAACATGATAGCAGGCACTGGTCTGACGCAAGCGCAGACCGGGCTCGCCCAGCAGCAATCCCAGAGCGCTCAACAAGACGTTCAGCAAAAACAGATGTCTAATCAGATCATGCGCGCGAAGATGCCGCTGATCATGCACGCATTGGCGGATTATACTAATGATTCGAATGCTTCTGCAGCTGGTGGTGTTCCTACTAGCACTAGCAGCGCTGCTAACGGCGGTGCTGGCGGCTCTACTAGGACTTCTGGCGCGGATGACAGCAATGCTTCTGGAGATACACCAGAGAACAGCTGGTGGGATCCTAATCAAACTGATGCGGGTCTTCGCTCAGCTTTTTTCGTTCCTCCGGTAACCCAGCAAGAAATGCAGCGCATGCAACGCGCCGCATTAACAGGTGATCCTAGCCTCGTACAGTTGGAACAGATGCGCCGAGAGCAGCGTATTCAGTCTCAGTCCGCACAATCTCAACAGGGCTCACAGCAACTGTTCGAAGCCATGCACACAGTGTCGGACGCTGATGAAGGTAACGCGCTCGCCCAGCTTGACGCCGTGGCACCAAACGCCTCGAAACGTATTCGGGCAATGATTCCTGACTCAGCTGACGAAGATCAAGCTGCACGTCAATATGCAGAGCACGTGGCGCAGACCGTTCATCAATACACTGGTCGTGAAGTTGTGGCGCGCCCGGATGGCACTTACATTGACAAGACTACTGGGATGACTGTTCCTGGTGAACGTAGCGGCATGAGTGACGAGCAATATTCAAAACTTGTGCAAGAAGCTGTGAAGTTAGTACCTGTGCCGGATGGCCAGGGTCATGTAATTTCGGTTCCGGCGTACAAAGCGAACGGCTTTCCGTCACCGGATGCTATGGTCATGCAGGGTCTTTCGAATCAAGGTCACCCTGGAGCGCAGAGCACTATTACAGGTGCGCCAAAAGCTGATACACGTGCCAAAGTCGCTACAGCTGTGCAGAAAGTGCAAGCGCAGAATACGCCCGATGCTACGGGTGTCGCTGCTCAACCTGGTGCTGTTACGAACACGCCCGGCAATACCGCGCCTATAGATCCGCAAACTACGAAGGCGATGCAGGATAGCAGCTTCCGATTCCAAGGTCCGAAGACGCCAGCCAACGCAACACGTTCGCCCGACGAGCAGAAGGTGTACGACAATTACACTGAGAATACTAATAATCTGAACAAGGATTCTGGTGACGCAACTAAAGCCGCTTCACAGGCGTTGACCTATTTGCGCGCCGCGCAAGATGTCATGAACTCGAAGGGTGGCACGACCGGCGCTTGGCAGTCGGTTATCGCACAAGCCGCGCGATGGTTGCCCGGCGTGCAGGTTCCTGCGACATCAAACTATCAGGAACTGGCGAAGTATCTCGGCAATGCTGCTCTCGCCAACGCCAAGGGTATTTACGGTCCTAAGATGACGCAGTCTGAAGTCATGCTGCAGTTGCATGAACTTAGCCCGTCCGTGTCAATGAACGATGACACCGTCAAAGATCTGCTTTCCACCAACATGCGTAGCGCGCAGTACACTATAGATACTGCTAAGCGCGCAGCCGCTTATACGAAAATTGGGAACGACCCCGCGAAATTTCCTCAGTGGAATCAGAAGTATTGGCCGCAAGAAGATATAGTCAATGCGAAGCCAGCCGCGTCAGTCGCGTCAGCCGCAACAACTAAATCCGCCGCACCGGCCGCGCCAGCTGCGAAGCCGACGTACAGCGATGCGCAGATCCAATCATATTACAACACGCACAAAGCCAACTATCCTAGTCTGACATTGGATCAGGTCCGCAAACAATTCGGAGCCCAGTAATGGCGTCTGCTGCCGCAGCTCCAGATATTTCAGCGATGCCGGATCCGTCTACGTGGATGGATCCCACGGCATCGGCGCCCGCGCCCGCGTCAACCTCGCCCGACATCTCCTCGATGCCGGATCCGGCCACGCTGTTTAAACAGCGTGTCGGCCGCGATCCGCAAGGCCCAGCCGAAGTGCAGAACTTCATGGCGCAGCCGAACTCCTTCCCCGACCGCAGCACGCAGACCGCGAATCCTGATTGGACCGCTGGCGACTATGGCACAGTGCTGAAGGGTCTCGGCGTGGGCGCTTGGAACAACACGTTCGGCGGCGCGGCCGCGATGACTGGCGGATTCCTCGCGCATGTCGGCGCGCTGCTAGCGACCCAGGATCCTGAAGCTGCCAAGGCAGTGCGCGACGCGGTAGAAAGCTCGTTCACCATCGATCCGACCTCTGAGAGCGGCCGCCGCGCTACGGAAGGTCCGACTCGCATGCTCCAGGGCGCATTCCAGGCCGCCAAGGGTCCGGAAGCAATGGCTGCCGTCGACAAGGCGGCGCGCCAGATCTTCGGCGATGACTTCACGGAGTATGCGAAGTCCGGGCTCCAGATGGCGGGTGAAGCCGCCATGGCGCTTCCTGGTGCCGAGGGACTGGCACGCGCGGGCGCTCGCGGTCCGGCTTTGGAGCTGAATCCCAAGGTGCCTACGGGCACCGAGTACGACGAGAACGGCATGGCGAAGACGGCCACGCCGCCCCAAGCCCAGAATGCGCCGCCCGAGACTGGTGGCAAGCCGGTTACTGGCGAAGATTTGAAAGCTCAGCCTGACCCGCTGGCACCGGCCGCCGCGCCCGCAGAAGAAGCCGCCCCGGCTCCCGCAGTGGAGCGCCGACAAGCCGCCCAGGGAACGCCTCCGGGCGGTATACCGGATCGCCGGCAGACCGTACAGGACGCGCTACAGGCTAAAGCGGCCGATATTCGAGCCAACCCTCCCACGACTGAGGATCTTCGATTGGAGACTCCCGGCGCGCCGCGCCCGGACGTCATGCCCCCGCCGCGCGAAGTCCCGCCGCCGGCCGCCCCCGGCGAGCCCGGTTCCCTTGAATCAGTTCCCATGGCCGCGACGACGCCTGCTCCCGCTGGCGCGCCGCCCGCCGCTGCCGAACCGGCTCCGGTGCGATTCACGGCGCCAGCGGCTGAAGGATCCCAGAGCGGCGCCGTACCGGCGGCCGATCAGCAAACGCGCCTCGATGCGCTGAACAAGCTCGATCAGATGACCAACGGCGCGCTCGGCGAGGTTCGCACGAGCGCCATCACTGGCGATTATGCCGACACCAGCGTCGATGCCAACCACGCGAAGATCAATGACGCGGGCGGCAAACGCATGCAGGCGGTCATCGGTAACGAACAGGATGCACTGAAGAAAGGCGCCGGCCAGATAGCGAGCAACGTCGGCGATTCTGCGTCCGGCGTGGATCAGCATGCGATGGAGGAGCGCGGCGGCATCCTCGATAGCACTGTCGGCAAGATCTCGGATTGGTTCGACAATGCGATCCACGGCACGTACGAAGATGCGAAGACGGTGGCGAAAGGCCAGCCGATCACCCAGCTGCCTCGCTTCTCGGACTACATCAACAACCAGGGTCACGAATGGCAGAGCAGCCTCGCGGGCGCTCCACTTATTGAGAAGGGCGTCATCCCGCTCGCGAAGAAGCTCGGCTTGATGGGTGACAACGGTACATTCCATCCGGCCACCGTCGAGCAAGCCGAGACTATGCGTAAGTTCCTCGGCAGCAAATGGAACCACGAAACAGCGCCTATCATCGGCAAGCTCCGCGACGCGCTCGACACGGATGTCGCTGAAGCTGGCGGCGAAAAGACTTTCAAAGATGCGCGAGCACTGCGTGCTCGTAAAGCGGCACTCCTCGAAAACCCGACCGGCATAGCAAAGCTCCTTGACAACCGTAGCGGCATCAACCGCGACGTGCCAATTGGTGCGATACCGGATTATATTGCCAACCTGCCGACGGAGCAGTTCAACCATGTCGTGAATGTGCTGCGCTCAGCCGCGCACCTCGGCAACGGTGAGCTGGCCGAAGATGCGGCGGGCGCGATCCGCGCGCTCAAAGGCCACATGGCTGATCGCCTGGCCGATGCTGGCGGCGGCAAAGGTGCGTGGAGCCCGCAGAACTTCTATAAGCAGCTGAACAAATACAGCACGAAGATGCCCGCCGTGTTTGACTCCACGGAGATGGGTCACTACAAGACGTTGAACGATGCCAGCAACATGCTGCGCATGGACAACCGTTATCCTGGTGCTGGAGCGCAGACCTACAACACTGGCGTCGCGGCCGGTATTCGAGAACAGCTCGGCAAGG